TTATTTATCATCCAACAATTCGTACTGCTCAAAGGTAATAACCTTGCGGCCTAGCCAATAGTTAATCTCCTCAAGTCTCTGTTGCAACGGTTTAATCTCATTGATAAAAAACACCCTTCCGGCTTTCTCTACATCGCCAAAACCACCGTTATTGGTTGGAATAATCCCCATCAGTTGAGGCGGAACACGATGGGCCGCGAGAATATCATCACGACTTGCATTTTTAATATTCAAAAATTCATCTTTAGCTGCAGTGTCTGAAAGTGGAATAACCTGGATCCCATCCTTTTTACCGTTTGGTGCAAACACAAATAGATTTTTAAAATTTCCCTTCCCTTTGGCTTGTCGTAACTGCTCTTTGATGTCCTTGATGTCATCCTCATCACGCATTGCATCCGTCATATAAATAATGCTCCCCGCGTGCGCCCCGTTAAGATAATACTTACGGCGAAAAAGTGTAGCACTCTCATTTAACAGTGCCGATTGTAACGCCGCCAAATAATCAGGCAAGCCGTAAATTTCCTGATTAATATCAGGTTGCATCAAATGTAAGATACTCCCTTTTTTAAATTCGTGGGTTTGCAAATAGCCGCTAAGTAACTGGTAAAAAACACCGTCCTCAACGCCACGCCGAACATATTTAGCCAACGGCGCATTTAATCTGATCGGCTCGCCGAATTGATTATGCACCACTTCAAGATAAGCATTGCCGAAAACCAAATAATCCTGCACGAATTTTTCCAACTCCGAACGTGGCAAAAGTGCGGTCGTTTTGCAGGTTGAAAGTAAAATATTTTTTTTGACAGCCAGTGCGCTTTGATGATGTGATGTTGATCGCGCAGCCCGAGCAAGCCCACTGAAATCAATCGGCGGATGATAATATTTTTCGTAAATCAACACAGATTCGAGATAGTTTAAAATATCGGAGTGGTCTAATACCGGCACAGGCTCGCCGAATGAAAACGCAAGTGCGGTCGGGTTTTGAATAGTTTTATCTGTCATAGTAATCCTTAATGATTAATCAAAAGTAAAAAACGCCCCGCGAGAATCTGCGCTGCGTCCGTCATAACTCATATTCAAAATGCAGTGCATAATCGCCCAAGCTAAATCGCCGTGGCTACTTTCCGCAGAGCGATCCGAAACATAAGTAATTTGTCTTCCGCTACGGGTAGCTTGGCGTTTAATTGTCATAAAGCTAGTAGTGATGTCTTTGTCCCCTAGGTCATATTTTAAGCGGCGTTTTTGAATTAGATTCAGGGTCTTAAGCACCATTTCATTTTTCAAATCAACGTTATAATCCAGTCCGACTGCCTGCGGGAAAAACTTTTTAACCTGTTGATAAACGCCCGACCCCATACCGGTTTTATCAATCGTCACCCGCGAAACGTTGTAGCTTTGGCAATAATGGCGGATTTTTTCCGCCTGCTGCTCATATTCTAAGCCGTGAAAGGTTTCTTTGTGCAAAACCCGAACATCGCCGCCATCCACTCGCGGTGGCGCAACAATCGCCAATGCGGCACGGTCGCCCGTAAAAGCCGGGTCATAACCGAGCCACACCTCGCGATTGCCGAATGGACGTGCAAGGAACGGTTTAAAATCACGCCACTCCTCATAACTATCTACTTGACACAATTGCAACTCGGAAAATTTAAACACGCCGCTTTGGTCGTCCATAAACTGACATAAAAAGAGCTGATCAAACTCTTCCACGGAGTATTCAAATTTAAGGTCGTCGATGTCGAATAAATCACAACCGCCGGCTTCCGCATCGTAAATATTTACAATCTGCTTCCAATGGCGATCGGCGCACAGCTTGCCAGTTCTCAAATTTTCGTGCGAAATATCAAATTCCGCCTGATCTGCTTTTGCTCGTTTACGATTAAAGGATTTACCGGACCAAAATTGATATGCGTCCGACGCTGTCGTGGTAGGCGTGGAAAAATAGGTTTGACGGTATTTCTTCTGCGATGCCATCGCCGATGCCACTTTGCGCATTTCGGCAAATTTGGGCACCCAAAAATATTCGTCAAAGTATAAATTGCCGTGGTAGGATTGCGCCGTCGCCGCATTCGTGCCGAGAAAATATAGCTCCGCCCCGTTAGGTAAAAGAATCGTATCGCCTTTCAAATCAACATCGGCAGTTTGCTTGGCATAGGCTTTAATGTAAGATTTAAACTGCAACGCCTGTTTCTTGCTGGCGGATAGAAATATTTGATTATTGCCAGTTTTCAGAGCATCAATAAAGGCTTCGCGCGCAAAATACCAGGTTGCCCCAATCTGACGACTTTTCAAAATCTCCCGAATACGATGTTGTTGCCCCGCGTCATACCAAATCCGCTGATAACGGAAAATCCCGTCAAAAAAACCGTTGATTAAGGCTTCTTCCTGCTCCGCACTAATAGGGTTTGCGTCTTTGGTTTTGCGCTCGCCCGCATTGCGGTTACGGATTTTCGGATTTAAGTCGGCCTCATTGCCACCGTTTTTATATTTATTCACCCTCGCCGCGTCTTTAATTTGGCGCATAATAAAATCCAACTCCTTAAAGTCGGCACCGGTTTTCACTTCTTTTTGCATTAATTGGCAATAACGGGTTTCAAGGCTCCCGCTGATCCGCTCAAAAACGTCCGCTTCATCCCACTTTTCACGCTTTTTCCAACTCGCGACAGTGGTAGCCGGAACTCCCAACATCCGCGAAATCTCGGTGATGCCGTAGCCAGCAAAATATTTCAATTTGGCGTCCCGCTGAACAGTCAAGGTCAAAAGTGCGGTCGAATTTTCCGCGGTTTCGTTAGTTTGTTCTGTCATTTTGGTTTCTTTTTTTGTCATATCTGAATTATCAGCCAAGGGAAAAAATAAAAACCGACCTCATCAAAGTGAAACGACAAATCACAACCACAACCGAAAGACAAGCAATTAAAAAGCCAGCAACATTAACGGAAAATCCACAAACCGCAGAACTACAGGAATAAATATGTCAAAAACATCAAAATGGTTTGTTGTCGCCACCGAGGGCGCAACCACTGACGGACGTACCATCAATCGCAGTTGGATTGAACAAATGGCGGAGCAATACGACCCCAAAAACACTTATGCAGCGCGTATCAATTTAGATCACCTCAAAACGTGGTTTTACCGCGAAAACGAACCACATGCCCAAGCATACGGCGACGTATTAGCGGTAAAAGCGCAAGAACGTGAAGATGGAAAATTGCAGTTATTGGCGCAAATCTCGCCAACCGATGATTTGATTGCATTGAACAAGAAACGCCAAAAAATCTACACTTCGATTGAGGTTGACCCTAATTTCGCCGACAGCGGCAAAGCCTATTTAGTCGGCTTGGCAGTCACCGACGACCCGGCAAGCCTCGGCACGGAAATGTTGCAATTTGCCGCCAATGCCAAAGCCAACCCATTCACCAAACGTAAACAAAAAGCGGAAAACGTATTTACCGAAGCTGTTGAAGCTGAGATGGAATTTGAAGAACAGGAAGAACAGAAACCATCAATTTTTGCGCGCATTTCGGCAATGTTTGCCAAAAAAGAACGTAGTGACGATGAACGTTTTGCGGATCAAGAAAACGCCATCGAACTGTTATCTGAACACGTCAAAAATTTAGACGAAAAACTGACCGCACTTTCGGGGGAAAGTACCAAATTAAAAGCGGATTTTGCCAAGGTGCAAGACAAGGCGGAAGAAATTAACGGCAAATTTGCCAAAGCCGAAGTTACACCGGCAAGCGATTACAGCGAACGCCCGAAAGCCACGGGTGAAACACAAAGCAACGGTTATATTTTTTAACCAGATCCCAAACAAACCAAGAACCGATTAACGCACAGAATTAGACAAAGGAAACTACTATGCGCCCAGAAACCAAAGCCGTATATAAAAAATACTTACAAGACGTTGCTGTCGCCAATAACGAAGATTATGAAAGCGTCCGTAACGGGGAAAAATTTACTGTCACACCAAGCGTACAACAAAAGTTAGAAAATACCGTACAACTTAGTTCCGCCTTTTTGCAAATGATTAATGTCGTACCGGTCACCGATCAACAAGGCGAAACATTAGGCTTAGGCGTAGCCGGAACCATTGCAAGTACCACCGACACAGACAGCCAAGACCGTCAAACCCAAGACATCCATAAATTGTCAAAAATTGCGTATCACTGCCAACAAATCAACTTTGACACGCACAACAAATATAAAACCTTGGATATGTGGGCGAAATTCCCTGATTTTGCAAAGCGCCTAGCCAATGCAAAAGCGGAACGAATGGCGCTCGACCGCATTATGATCGGCTTTAACGGCACAAGCCGTGCTGCAACATCAAACCGCACATCAAATCCGTTATTGCAAGACGTTGCGGTCGGCTGGTTGAAAAAAATCGAAGATGCCGCCCCTCAACGGGTAATGAAAGAGGAGCAAAGCGGCAGCAACAAAATTGAAGTTGGCCCGGGTAAAACTTACAAAACCTTAGATGCATTGGTATTTTCTGCCGTCAGCGATTTAATCGCAGAGCAGTTCCAGGACGACACCAAGCTAGTGGCTATTATGAGCCGTGATTTACTGGCGGATAAATATTTCCCGTTGGTCAACGACCCGAAAGCCACCGAGCAATTAGCAGGCGATACCATCATCAGTCAAAAACGCGTCGGTGGATTACAAGCGGTGCAAGCCCCGTTTGTGCCGAAAGGAACGATTTTGATCACCCGTCTTGATAATTTATCCATTTATTATCAAGAAGGGGCAATGCGCCGTACCATTAAAGACAAAGCAGAACGCGACCGTATCGAGGACTACACCTCATCTAATGACGATTTTGTAGTTGAAAATTATGAAATGGTTGCCTTGTTGAAAAATATCAAAATGGTAGATGCTTAATATGCGCCCAACCAAACGACACTTTATTGCAACCACTGCCGCGCTGGCTTCGGCAGCAGAATCCGCCGAACTGGAACAGTTTGACGAATACGAAAAAATGCTGCACCTGCTCGCCCGTCATAAAAAAGATTTGAGCAACATTCAGTCTATGGAAAAACGTGCGGAATATAAAAAGCAAATTCTGCCGGACTATCTGCCGTGGATTGAGGGGGCACTCAAAGCCGGAACGGGCAAGCAAGACAACGTATTAATGATGTGGCAGGTATGGGCAATTGACTGTGGCGAATATCACCTCGCCTTAGAAATTGCCGATTATGCCGTGCATCAACAATTAAAACTGCCGGAACAATTCGACCGCACGTTAGGAACAATGCTCGCGGAAGAATTCGCCGACGCCGCCAGATCCGCGCAAGCGGCGGGGGAAACATTTGAGCTGTCATATCTGCAACGGGTACAAGACATCACTCAAGATGAAGATATGCCGGATCAAAGCCGCGCCCGTCTATTGCGTGAAATCGGCTTGTTATTGGCGGAAGGCGACCCCGAAAACGCCTTGGCGACAATGGAACGCGCATTACAACTGGATATTAATATCGGCTTAAAAGGCGAAGTGAAAAAATTGCGCAAGCAGTTAAACAAGCCTGATGACGACAAATCGGAAAAAGCCGACTAACCGAGCAAAACCACGCGCCGACGGGGCAGGCGAAAAAAGATTTATTTTTTTTTGAGTAGCCTCCACCCCGTTTTTATAGGGTATAACAATGAGCGATGGCAGCATATCAATAAAATTGGCACCGGACTACGAAATGAAAGCGGTGCAGAAAGCCGTGGAAAGTTATGGTGAAGATGAAGACCTGATTTTAAACGACAGCTTTTTCCCAAAAATTAGCATATCGGAATTTCGCAATGTAGCACGAATAGACGGCACCATCACCGCTACTCGATTAAAAGATGCATTGATGGAAGCTATCGCAAGTGTCAATGATGAACTGGCGAATTATAAAAGCAAACAAACCGTCACAACATTATCTGCAGTTGAAAATGCCAAAATAGGCGGGCAAAACATCTTGGCTTACCGATACAAGCGGGCAGTGCATTGCTTGGCACAAGCAAATTTGTATGAACGTTATGCCAGTTATGACACCACTAATGATGGTGAAAAGAAAATGGAATTATTACAAGAAAGCATCGGACAACTACGCCGTGATGCGCGGTTTGCCATCAGAGACATATTGAAATGTAGCCGTATAAACGTGGAACTGATTTAATGAAAGTTTATGCGCAACAAAACGACAACTTAGATGCCATCATTTATCGGCATTTTGGCACAAGTTATGGATTACTTGAAGAAACATTACAACTCAATCCTAAACTGGCCGCTAATGAAGTCTTAGAAATCGGCACACCGGTTATGCTACCAACCATTATTGATAACGCGAAACAAGTGAAAACCGATACCGTACAACTTTGGACGTAAAGGGAAAATAATGGATAAAAACACGACGCACTACACAACACTACAGTCATACTTTGGGGCACTTATGACCTTTATTGCGGGCATCAATTGGAACAATGCCGCCGCCATTTGCGGGATCTTATTCGGTTTAGCAACCTTACTAATCGGCTGGTATTACAAACAAAAAGAATACGAACTGAAAAAATTGGAAGTAGAAAAACTGCTCAATGAAAAATCGAAACACGTTGATTAAATATGCCTGCTCAATTGTTGCCGTAGTTGCTATTGCTGTTACAGATTTTGGTGATCAAATTCGCACAACCGAACGCGGTTTATTACTTATCGGCGATGCAGAAGGCTGTTATAAAAAACCTTATCAATGCCCTGCCGATGTATTAACGGTGGGCATAGGCACTACTGCCGCCGTGGAGGAAATCAAACCGCATAAAATCTATACTTTGGCAGAAATTGCCCGTTTATATGTCAAGGGCATCAAACAGGCGGAAAAGTGTGTTAACCGCTACGCGAACGGTGAAAAAATGCCACAGGGCGCATTTGAAGCCCTTACCAGTATCACCTTTAACGTAGGCTGCGGAAAACTACGTAACTCAACCCTGTTTAAAATGGCAAAGCAGGGATATAACGCGGAAATGTGTAACCAATTCACCCGCTGGATATATGCCAACGGAAAAATATTAACGGGTTTAATCGACCGCAGACAAAAGGAAAAAGCGTTATGTTTGACGCCCTAAACCTTAAAGGAAAGGTGATGTTTTTATGTTCTCAGCTTGTGATGGTGCTAATGATCATATTGTTGGCTTGGCAATCCCATAAATGGAGCGCGGAAGCGGCAAAAGAGCAACTACAGCGCAAAATGTGGCAATCGGGTTATCTTGAGATGACAGACCAAGTTAACGCATTTAACCAAAAACAACAGGCACTATTGCAAGAAATTGCCCGGCTAAAACAACACAACCAACAAACCACAAAGGAACTGCACAATGCGTTACAAAACAATCAAGACTGGAGCAATCAGACTGTGCCTGATGATATTAAACGCGTGTTCGGCACCACCGACAATCGTTAAACAACCTATTTTATGCCCGCAAGTGTCGGACTGTGGTGATGTTCATTTCAATATACAAACTAATCGTGATTTAGCATTGGCATTAAACCACAGCATAAATATGTTGCGCTTGTGCGTATTTGAAAACTATAAATTAAAACAATGCATACATGATTACAATCAAACGCAAACGGGAAATAAATGACCGACCAATTTGACCAAGCCGCAGAACTGGAACAATGGCAACGGGAAATCGCCATTAAACAACACCGCACTTTGCCAAATCAGCAAAGTGCTAAATACTGTACAGACTGCGGCGATGAGATCCCTGAATTACGACGCCATAGTGTGCCTGGCGTGTGTCGTTGCGTCGCCTGTCAAACCATCATTGAGCGCAAACAGCGAGAATTCAAGCGATGAAAAAACCGAATCAGATCCGCGCTGTCATCGAACAAAGCAATCCCGCATTTATTAATAACCCGGAACGATTGCAACTGTTTGTTGACCAAGGACAAATCATCAGCACCGGCACAACATCGCTTAGTTTTGAATATAGTTATACTCTGAATGTAATCATCACCGATTATGCCGATGACATCGCACGTATTATTGTGCCGTTATTGGCGTATCTCAAAACCAATCAGCCTGAACTTTTTGAAAATCCGCAACGCCGTGAAAACGGCATAAAATATAACTTGGATTACAACAATAACGACACCTTAGATCTATCCATTGATATTCAATTAACGGAACGTGTTGTCGCCAAATCACAAGGCGACAGCACAGAGATAAAATATGCCGCCGAGCCTATATGGGATAAAGAACGGGTGCGAGTGTATTTCGATGGCAAAGTGATTTTTGATAGTGGAGAACAACCACATGGCAACGGTTGATGAAATCAGTGCCAAACTATCTGCACTGATTAACAATCTATCTCCACAGGCACGCCGCCAACTAGCACGCAATATCGGGGTGGCTTTGCGTAAAAGTCAACAAGAAAGAATTGCACGCCAACGAAATCCAGACGGCAGTGCATTTGAACCACGTAAACCACAAAAGAAATTCGGCAAAAAACAAGGCAGAATCAAACGTAAAGCCATGTTCATCAAACTAAAAACCGCCCGTTTTTTAAAAGTGCGGTCAAATGCTAATGAAGTAACGGTGGGATTTACAGGCTCAGGCGCGGCAATTGCCAACATTCACCAATACGGATTAACGGGAACAGTCAATAAAAAACGGGGTATCAAAGTGCAATATGCCCAGCGGGAAGTACTGGGCTTTAGTGATGAAGATTTGGAAATGATTGAAAATTTAATCCTGGAACAACTTACGCATTAGTGCGGTAGTTATGATAGTAAATATTAAAAGCAACGATTGCAGCGATGATGGAAAACCAAATGAAAGGGTTATCTGCGAGAGAATAGATCATTACAAACGGAAACGCCACAATCGAAAAAAGGATAGCTCCGACTAATGGGCCGAATAGAATCAACCCGACTAACTGCCCAATATTATTAATCTGCGCAATATGTTTTTCATAAAAAGGCTTAATCGGCAAAAACAGTAATCCGACCGCCACAAATAAAAGATATAGAGCGATAACTATCGGAAAAGCGTGTAATAGCATAGTCCCACCGATAACTAATACAGCCATCAACAGGTAAAACGGAATAGCAATTAAAAACAACATAAACATTACTAACGCCATTTTTGCCTCCTTAGTTTTTTATGATTATCAAGCCAAATATTAAAATTTGTCAACAGGAAAGTTATAAATTATGAACAATCTGCAATTGTCGGTTTTATTGAGCGCCATTGATAAAATGAGCGCACCAACACGCGCCGCTGCCAAAAGCGTAAATGAATTATCTGCCGCGCTGAAAACTAGCCGTACCGTCCGTGCAAAACTAGTAGGACAAGATAAAGCAAACACCGCAGCTATTGAAAGATACCGCACTACATTAAATCCGCTTAAGAATAAACTGGGCGAGATTAATCAAACGTTATTGCAAGCACAACAAAAGGCAAAGCATTTTGAGCAACAATTACTTAATGCTAAAAATCCGACCGCCGAATTTAAAGCCAAAGTGGAACAGGCAAAAGACGCCGTCAAAAAATTAAAAAACGAACAAACACAAGTGGCGACAAAATTAAAAAATGCCCGTGTAGAATTGCAACGAAGCGGAATTTCTGCAGGAACCCTAGGTAAAAGACAGGACGAATTAAGAACTAAATTAAAAGGCGCAAATGCTCAGATAAAACAACAAGAAGTATCATTAAAAGCATTAAATCTACAACAGGCAAAACATAATGCTTACCGTGCTAAAGTCGATAATTTAAAAGAGATCAGCGGCAAAGCGCAAATGCTTGGTGCGCAATCTATGGCCGCCGGTGCAACGATTACAACTCCTATTGCCAGTTCGGTGAATACTTTCATGAGTTTTGAAGACGCCATGATCGGAGTTGCTCGCCAAGTACAGGGATTAAAAGATAGTACCGGCAATTTCACACCCGAGTTTGACGCGTGGAAATTAAAAATTCAGGGATTATCCAAAGAATTGCCATTAACCACTGTACAAATCGCAAATATGATTGAATCAGCCGCACGAATGGATGTGCCTAATGAACAACTGGAAGATTTCGTGCGATTGAATACCCAAATGGCAACAGCATTTGACGCTGCCAACCCGGATGAACTCACTGAAAACTTTGGTAAAGTAAGTAAGAACTGGAATTTATCTATTCAATCCTCGAAAGAATTAGCCGATTCAATTAACTATCTTGATGATAATGCTATTTCAAAAGGAGATGCCATCATCGGTTTTATGAATCGGCTGGGTGGTATTGGAGCTATGGCAAAAATTACCGATAAAAATGTTGCCGCAATGGGTTCCACGCTTATGACATTTGGTTCCGATGAAAGCTCTGCCGCAAATGCGGTCAGTTCCACATTTAGCCGCCTTTCCCGCGCTACGAGCATGAAACCGGTTAAAAGAGGATTAAATGCTCTAGGACTAGATGCGAGAAAAATCCAAACAGGTATGGTAAAAGATGCGCAAGGCACATTAATGACTATTATAGAGCGCATTAAAACCATTCCGGAACATTTACGCTCTGCAGTATTGACCGATATTGTGGGCGGCAACTATGGCGATGAAATGATGAAGCTGGTTGCCAACACAGAAGAATGGCGCAGACAAATAGCACTTGCCAATAGCGAAATGGCAAAAGGTTCAATGGCGCGTGAGTTTGATACTCGCATGAAAGCCTTGTCATCATCATGGGCAATTTTTAAAAATCAAGCATTCAATCTGAGTGCAACCCTCGGCGGTCTACTTGCACCGACCCTAAAAAATTTAATGGATAAAATCGCCACATTACTTAATAAAACACAGGATTGGATAAACGCCAATCCGGTATTGGCGGAAAATCTATTGAAAATTGTTGCAGTTGTCGGAAGTGGATTAACCGCATTCGGTGCGTTAAGTTTAGTATTAAGCTTTTTAACTTATCCGATCGCACGTATTGCACTTGGCTTTGCCAATTTAAATGAGATATTTCCAAAATCAACAGGGCGTATTAAATCGCTCACTAGCGCGCTAATGAATTGGAAACAAACAGGTGCCGGCGCGCAGAGAATTACAAAATTCCTTGGTGGCAGTTTATTAAATATCTTGAATCCGATCACATATTTAAAAGGTGCCGTCCATCTTGCCACGGGGGCATTAAAAGGATTTTTATTTGTCAGTCGATTCCTTATAACCACTCCGCTAGGATTAATCATTACCGGTTTAGCTGCAGGTGCATTATACATTTATAAAAACTGGGAAAAAGTGCGGTCATTTTTCAGCGGATTTTGGGAAGGTCTAAAAGCAGGTCTTGCGCCGGTGATTGAAAAATTCAAACCGCTAGGGGATTTATTCGGCATCGTAGTAGGCTGGATTGAAAAAGCCGTGAAATGGGTTAGCGATTTCTTAAGCCCGCTTGAAAGCACGCAGAAAGGTTTAGAGGAAGCAGCTAGCGCAGGTAAAAAGTTTGGCGAATGGGTTGCTGACGCTATTAATTTTGCATTAACTCCACTGAATTTATTGATGGACGGGATTAAGTGGGTTATAAACAATATGCCTAGCATTGAGAAATTTGCCAAGGAATATGGCAATAAAATTGATAATACGGCGAAAATGGCTGCAAACACAGGTTTTTCAAGCGGTGGCTATGTGGGGAACGGAGGAAAATATCAACCGATGGGCATTGTGCACGGCGGGGAATATGTTATTACCAAAGAAGCCACTGCTCGCCTTGGTGTGCCATTACTTAACGCGCTAAACTACGGTAAAAAAGCCGCAGCGGTGTCAATGTTAGGGGCAGGGGTAGCGACTGCTGCGCCGGTAAAAGTCGATAACCGCCCGCCATTGATTCCGCGTTCCGCAGTCGTTCAACAAGCGCAACAGCCAATGACAGTGAATATCAATATTAATGCCGCCGCAGGACAGGACGAACGCACCATCGCCCGTCTAGTTGCCCAAGAGATACAACGCGTGCAACAGCAACAGCAGGCGAGAATGCGCAGTCGCATGACCGACAATGAATAACAAAGGGCGCAAGCCCTTTTTTGTTGAAGCCCGTTTTTTTATTTGTTAATATAATCTTAAAGATGACAATAGAAGCAGCTAATGAGAATATTTAAAACCAAAGCCTTTGATAAATTCGCGCAGAAAAACCACATTGACGATGGAGAGTTATTTGAAGCGGTCATGCGGGCGGAGCAGGGTTTAATCGATGCCGACTTGGGCGGCAATATCATCAAACAACGCATTGCAAGAGAAGGACAGGGGCGCAGTGGCGGTTTTCGTTCCTTTATTGTTTATCGGCTCAATGAAAACAGCTATTTTGTCGCCGCAATCGGTAAAAATGCGCGAGATAATATCTCAGCGCAAGAATTGGCGGCATTAAAGGAATTGGCGAAAGCCTATGCCAAACTCACGCCACAACAAATTGAATTACAGATTAAAAACAGATTATTTATCGAAGTGTTACCGGAGGTAAAAAATGAGTGAATTATTAGCCATGATCCACGAAAATGCGGCGGATTTATATGAAGCCGGATTTATGGATAAAAAAACCATGAAGAAATTTGATGAATTATGCGTAACGCCGGTGCCGACCTTTACCCCTGACGAAATTAAAGCCATTCGCGAAAAGGAGCACGTATCACAAACCGTATTTGCGCACTATCTCAATGTCAGCAAAAACATGATTTCCGAATGGGAAAGAGGGGTAAAAAAACCGAGTGGTACGGCGTTAAAACTGCTAACCTTAGTGCAACATAAAGGCATTGACATTCTTGCCTGAACGAAACAAACCATTTCGCCTTTCGGGCGGGTAGGCCGCCCTTTTTGTTATCCAATAATTCACAATTGCCAGCCATAACAATATTGCATAAACCAATCAATAATAATGCTATTTAATCGAAACCCAAATAGCACAATCAATGTATGCCGACCTAAACAGAAGAATAGAAAATATGATCCGTTTTGGTTTAATTGCCGAAGTGGATTATGCCAATGCCAAAGCCAAAGTAAAGTGCGGTCAGATTTTGACGGACTTTTTGCCCTTTGTAACATTGCGTACCGGCACAACCAAAACATGGTCGCCACCGACAGTTGATGAACAATGCATCTTACTGGCAATGAGCGGTGAACTTAACACCGCCTGTATCTTAACCGGGTTATATACCCAAAACAGCCCAAGCCAAAACAAAGACGAACATGTTATTGAATTTGCCGATGGTGCCGTCATTAAATACGACCAAAAAAGCGGACAACTTGAAGTTACAGGCATCAAAAGTGCGGTCATTAATGCTGCAGAGCATATTGAAATCACTGTGCCGAAGGTAACCATTAACGGTGATGTACAAGTCAACGGCAGTATTAAATCTACCGGCGACCAAGTGGCGGGCAGTATCAGCCAAATCAAGCACATCCACGGCGGTGTAATGGGTGGACCCGGCACAACAGGAAAACCACAATAATGAACAGATTTAACGGCAGCACAATTATTGATGAAACGGAACATATTAAGCAATCTGTTGCGGACATATTGTTAACCTTAATCGGTAGCCGTATTCAACGGCGAGACTATGGCAGTCAAATTCCATTATTGTTAGATCGCCCGATTAGCCAAACATTATTGCTACAACTAGCCAGTTCGGCAGTGGTAGCACTGACAAAATGGGAACCGCGCATACAAATTACGCTGTTTAAACCGCTTGTCGAGGAAAGCAAAATCACGGCAACACTGGTTGCTCGTCGCACGGATAATCAACAACCGTTTGAATTATCAAATTTAATATTAGGCAGCACAAAATGAGCGAACTCGTCGATTTATCCAAACTCACCGCGCCGAAAGTACTGGAGGAGTTAAATTATGAAACCCTGCTTGCTGAACGTAAGCAGGCATTTATTAATTTATATCCGGAAAGCGAGCATAGCTTTTGGCAAGCACGCCTAGCGTTAGAAAGCGAACCCATCACTAAACTGTTGGAAGAAAACTGTTATTTACAACTGTTAGAGCGTCAACGCATCAACAATGCCGCCCAAGCAACTATGCTGGCATATGCCACAGGAACAGATTTGGATGTGATCTCTGCAAATTTCAACGTGCAGCGACAACTTATTCAAGCGGCAGACAGTAATGCCAATCCGCCGTTGGAAGAAATTTGGGAAGACGATTCAGCCTTGCGTATGCGCGCACAGCTTGCTTTTGAGGGATTATCCGTTGCCGGTCCGCGTAGTGCTTACGTGTTTCATGCATTATCAGCACATCCCAATGTTGCCGATGTGTCGGTGGTGTCTCCACAGCCGGCACACGTCACCGTAACCATATTAAGCCGTATGGGGCAAGGCGTTGCCGATGAAGACACACTCAATGCCGTGCGAAATCGATTAAATGACGAAAACATCCGTCCGATAGGCGATCGCGTCACAGTACAAAGTGCGGTGATACATCCTTATCAAATCCACGCCAAACTGCATATTTTCCGAGGTCCGGAATACGAACCGATAAAACAGGCGGCGTTGACGAATTTACAAAAATACACCATCGAACGCCAACGGTTAGGGCGCGATATTAGTTTGTCTGGCATTTATGCGGCGTTGCATATTGAAGGGGTGCAAAGAGTGGAACTGGTGACCCCGTCGGAAGATATTATATTGCCGCACAATAAAGCCAGTCACTGCACGTCGATTAATTTAGAACTGGTAACGTCTGATGACTATTAAGCATTTACTACCGCACGGTTCTACGTTGCTTGAACAACGCGCCGCTGAAATCACGCGGTTTGCCGTACAAAATCCGATTATTATCGCAGATTTAATCAATCCTGAACGCTGTCCGTTGGAATTACTACCTTATTTGGCTTGGGCATTTTCGGTGGATAAATGGGACGAAGATTGGCAGGAAGAGGTTAAAAGAATTGCTATTAAACATTCGTTTCAATTGCATAAAAGCAAAGGCACGATTGCGGCGATTAAACGTGTGGTTGAGCCGATTGGCTATTTGATTGAATTAACCGAATGGTTCGAGATGAAACCGCAGGGCGCACCGGGAACATTCACCATCACTGTAGAAGTGCCGGAAAGCGGATTAAATGAACAAACATATAATGAATTGATTCGATTAACCAACGATGTGAGGCCTGTATCGCGGCACCTCACACGCTTGGCGGTCACCACAACTCCAACAGGCACAATTAACGTATTTAGCGCACCATACACGGGCGAAATTATCACCATTTACCCACAAGGATAAGGAAAAATGGCAAAACAATATTACTCAATTTTAACCGAACACGGCACATTAGCGTTTGCCAAAGCAGTGGGCAATAAAACGCCATTACCGATTACCCATATGGCGGTAGGTGATGGAAACGGTTCAAATACTACGCCGAATGCTACACAGACCGCCTTAGTGCACGAAGTTTATCGCGCCGAAATCAGTTCGATCAGCGTTGACCCACGAAACAATAAACAGGCCGTATTTGAATTAGTCATACCCGAAAATGTCGGCGGCTTTCATATCCGTGAGATGGGTATTTTTGACAATCAAAATAAACTGGTTGCAGTTGCAAACTGTCCGGAAAGTTTTAAACCAACACTGGGCAGTGGCAGTGGGAAAGTACAGGTATTACGCATGATATTGCTAGTCAGCGCATCTGATGCCGTTACTATTACGATGAACAATGCCATTTACGCTACCCAAATCCAACTGAAACCGAAAACCATCACGGCAAACAGCATTAACCGCGTAGATGATGAAGGGCATAGTCACGCAATAGACGAAGCAACAACAAGTCAAAGAGGGATTGTCCAGCTTACCAATGACACTGGGTTAGATAGCGACAAGCTGGCACTGACGGCAAAAGCAGGAAAAAAATTAGCGCAATATATCGCAGAAATACAATTAGCCTTGGCAGGGTTTATTAAAAATGACAAAAAATCGTCGTCTGTGACATCTATCAGCGAAGACACAGTAGCAACATCAAAAGCCGCCAAAACTGCCTATGACAAAGGTGTTGAGGCATTAACAAGAGCTGATGCAGCACAACAAACCGCAGTAAATGCCAATAATAATGCAAATGGAAGAGTAGCTAAATCAGGTGACACAATGACTGGGAATTTAGTTATTCAAGGGGCAAAAGAAGGAGGATTCGCAAATGGATTAATCCTAAAAAATATTCTAGGAAAGCTCGGAGCAGGTTCTTTTATCGATTTTTCTAATAGTAGCAATTTCCCTCAAGCATCATTACATTTTACTGATAGGGGGAATTTCTCGACAGGCGGCGCGATCTTAACAACGCCAAACGGAACTGGATTTGATAAAGACAGACGGGAAGTCCATACCAATTTTAATCCGGATGGGAGATTGTGGGTTAAAGCCTATGGCTGGCTACATGATTTCTTCTTGGCCGCATCAACATTTTGGGATTTTGTTAATAAATTTCAGTTTTATTCCGTAACAGGACCAACTAGTGTGTCACGTTACGTCAAGATTCCTTGTAAGGATGGCAAGGGCATTAAAATCAGTTTTGGCTATACCCATGTTAATGCATCTTGGCAAGATTTTAATTTGGCCGAAGATTTTGGCACATTCTTAATTGCTATCGGAGTAGATAGAGGGGCGGCAAGATTGCCGATCGGAATGGAAGTGCTAAATAACAAGACTGTGAGAATACATACCGGTGGACCAGCAGGCGTGAACTTTTTATTTGTTGGCGAGTACAATCATTAGAATGATGACAAACAACATGAACGAAGAATTAGAATTTAAATTTTGGCGCGGTGACGATTTCTTTAAAACGTTGCGCTTTTTTAATCGGGATAAGCAGAAAACCCCTTATGATCTCACCGGTTGTCGTATCGATATTGATATAGAGCCAAATCAGCAAGATGATGATGCAGCAGATCCGATTATTCGGTTAAGTACCGATAACGGCGCATTACGAATTGAAGAGAACAAGTTACACCTACATATAGCCAACCGACACACCAAAAAAGTGACGTGGAAAACCGCCATATTTGATGTGCAAGTTACCGACGGAAACGGATTTATTAAAACCATCGCTAACGGAAAGATTAAGCTCAGACATGATACGACAAGGGAGCGGGAATGAGTAAACCACTAGTTACGGCCGATGCGGATGAGATAATTGATATTGAAGTGCTTGCCGATGATCTGATTGATATTGATGTAACGGAACGGCCGGTTGTAATTGTATCGCAGGACATTGAAGGCGATATTCCTGATTTCGATTTTTTAGTAAAAATGATTTTAATGTAAGAGGAACCCATGTCTAAATTAGATGAATTGCTTAACAACACCAAAAAAGCCTTTGAAACTTTAGCCGGAGCAGTGAAAACCGCATATGGCCGCATTGGCGATCTCAGCACGCTAAAGACCAGTGAGAAAACCAGTATTACTGCGGCCATTAATGAATTATTCGAATTTACCAAAACATCCGGCAATGGTGTCAGCGAAGAACGGGTGAAACTATTAATTGCGGCATTAAAAACTGAATTGCAAGGCGGCGAATTGAAAGAAGAGCTGAACAGCTTAAAAGAAATCGCCGATAAATTGACCTCCCTAGAAGGTGATCAAAGTATAAAAGCCGCTGTTTTAGCTAAATTTGCCGAACAAAACGAACGCTTAGACACTATTGAAGCAGTATTAAAGACGGATTTTGTAAAAGTGATTAATGACGAATTGGCGAAATAACCATGACAATAGAGCTTAATTTGAAAAAAGGCATTGAGTTACTGGCGCAAAAAATTAAAGAAGTCAGAAACGTAAGCCATGGCGCGAATAGTGGAGAACCGTTTTATAAAGAAGTAGCGGCAAAAACCGTGCTGCGCAGTTCCCTGCCGGTTGTCGGCGGTGCCGGAAACAGTCAAGAATGGCGGGTTACTTTTGATAAACCCTTTACAGAAATTCCGATTGTGTCGATCTGCGTTTATCGTCCCAATAAGATGCTATATTTATGGACGACATACGACGTCACCGTTGACGGGTTCACCATTTCGACTAACTATGCAGGGCCGGATGTGCAAATCGGCTACTTTGCCTTTGTTCCTAAATAGTCAATTTTCAAATGATTGCATTCAGGCGGATTACGCTTATTTGTCATCCGCCATTTCACAAATCTAACTGTTAGACAGATATCGAGGTAATTAACACAATAGACATAGTCAAACCACAAAAGGAAAAACTATGTCCGAAGAATTTTTACATGGTGTCAAGGTTAATGAAATTGCCGAAGCACTGCGCACCCTGACCACCTCATCCACGGCGGTGATAGGTCTTGTTGCTACAGCCGACGATGCAGATGCCGCCACCTTTCCGCTGAATAAACCGACTTTGCTCACAGGTTTAACCGCAGGCGTATTAAGTAAAGCAGGGAAAACAGGCACATTAAGTCGCGCATTGGACGCCATTGCCGATATAGTCAATTGTAAAGTGATTGTGATCCGCGTGGATGAAGACGAAGAAGCCGAAAAAATGAAATCGAACATCATCGGCGGAGTGGATGAACACGGCAACTATACAGGATTAAAAGCCTTTTTAGTGTCAAGCTCGGTATGCGGTGTTAAACCTCGCATTTTCTGTGTGCCGAAATATGATACCCAAGATGTTACTACTGAATTAGTCGGCGTAGCACAAAAGCTCAACGGTTTTGTGTATGCTTCCTGTTATGGTTGCGACACTAAAGAAAAAGCCGTGCAATATCGCCGCAATTTCTCGCAGCGGGAAATTATGCTGATTTATGGCGATTTTATGTCATTTAATCCGAACAGCAAACAAACCGAAATCGACTATGCCGTCACGCGTGCCGCCGCTATGCGTGCTTACATGGACAAAACCGTTGGTTGGCATACGTCGATTTCTAACAAAGGCTTAAACGGCGTGACGGGGGTCACTAAACCGTTATCGTTCGACATCAATGATAATGCAACCGATGTGAACTACCTCAACGAACAAGGCATCACCTGTTGCATTAATTACAACGGCTTTAAATTTTGGGGCTTGCGCACCTGCTCGGCAGACAAAATTTTCATTTATGAAAACTATGTGCGCACCGCGCAAGTTCTGAAAGACACCATTGCACAATCCTTTGATTGGGCGGTGGATAAACCGATTTCGACAAACCTGGTAAAAGAAATCATCGAAGCCATTAATGCTAAATGGCGTGATTGGATCACTAAAGGTTATTTGGTCGGTGGCAAAGCATGGTTTAACCAAGAGCTTAACAGTGCGGCAAATTTAAAAGATGCCAAATTGTTGATCTCATATGATTACTGCGCCGTGCCGCCATTAGAACAACTTGGATTTAACCAATACATCAGCGATGAATATTTGGTTGAATTCTCCGCTAAATTAGCCGGTGCGGCAAACGCATAAGGAACATAAATGGGATTACCACGCAAACTCAAATTAATGAACTTTCTCGCCGACGGTGATAAATACCAAGGTGAAATTACCGAAGTGACCCAACCTAAACTGGCGTTAAAACTGGAAGAATACCGCTCGGGCGGTATGCTTGGTGCGGTAGATGTCAATTTAGGTTTGGAAAAACTGGAAGCCGAATTCAAAATGGGCGGCTATATGGTCGAAATGTTGAAGCACTTCGGCGGATCTATTGACGGCACGCCATTGCGGTTCCTCGGCTCGTATCAAAAAGACGACAGCGAAGAAGTAACCGCTATTGAACTGGTAATGCGCGGTCGTTTCGGCGAAATTGACAGTGGCACCGCCAAATCGGGTGACGACACCGAACAGAGCTATAAAGTGCCGTTGACCTACTACAAAATCATTGCGGACGGCAAAGATATTATTGAAATCGACATGCTGAACTCGGTGTTTATTGTAAATGGCAAAGACCGCCTGAAAGAACACCGTGCCGCTATTGGCTTATAACTTACCCCACCAAAGCCCCGAAAGGGGCATTTAATCAAATTTACAACAGGACAGCCTTAAACTATGAAAAATGAAACACAAAAAATAGTTACCCTTAGCACCCCAATCAAACGCGGGGAAAAAGAATTTGCCGACATCACGGTAATCAAACCGACGGTTGCCGCCCTGAAAGGCTTAAAAATGTTTGATGTATTGCAAATGGATGTGGACGCGTTGCAAATCTTGTTGCCTCGTGTTACCCAACCGATGTTGCATAAAAACGACTTTGTTAATATGGACGTGGCTGATTTCACCGAACTTGTCGGCGCGGCCATCAGTTTTTTAGGGAAGAACTCGGCGGAGGAAGAACCGACCGAGGAAGTCCATTAATTATTGTTGCAACGGTGGAAGACGCAATTGCCGATATTGCTATGATTTTCCACTGGCCGCCTGCCGTGTTTGAAAAAATGCCACTGGTTGAATTAATGACATGGCGCGAAAAAGCGAGACAGCGGGCGGAAACAGAAGAATAAGCAAAAGGTTTTAACCTAAAGTGCGGTCGTTTTTTACCTATTTTCGACCGCACTTTTTTTATTTAATACGGGAACATTATGCTACAAAACTATGCCATGGCAGTGTTGGGGATGTTCGTTTTCACACAAAAGACCATTCCGTTTCAAACCCTTGATCGCGAAAGTAATTGGCGGCATCCGACCAATAGCGTTGTAGGCGGTATGCCGAAAACCCAATTCACCGGGAAAGAAGGGGAGAAAATCACTATTAGCGGTCGATTAATGCCGGAAATCACAGGTGGCAGGTTCAGCATTAAAATGTTGGAATTAATGGCGGACAGCGGCGGCAGTTTCCCGCTAATTGATGGCGCAACCTTTGAGCTGGTCGGCTTTTTTGTGATCGAAAGCCTAAGTGAAACCCGTTCCGAAATGTTCGGTGATGGCGCACCACGCGCGATTGATTTTACCTTGAATTTAAAACGCACAGACGACCCGATGTTAATTGCCGTTGCAGAAAAAGTGATGAGTTTAATCTAATGTTTGAAGAAATCACCAACCACCGCACACCGCAATATCAAATTGTGGTTATCACCAAAGACAACAAACAACAAGACATTACGCAAATTGTATCTGATCGGCTAAAAAGTCTGACGTTGAACGACAATCGCGGTATGGAAGCGGACATGCTTGATTTACAGCTAAACGACCATGACGGCGCATTGGAACTGCCACCGCGCACCGCCATGATTGATGTGGCAATCGGCTGGAAAGGCCAGCCACTGATTCACAAAGGACAATATTCCGTTGATGAAATTCAATATAGCGGTGCACCGGACACGCTAAGCATTCGCGCCCGTAGTGCAGATTTAAAAGGCAGTTTGAGCGAAAAGAAAGAGCGCAGTTTCGACAACCTGTTATTGGGGGCACTAGTGCGCCTGCTTGCTGACGAACACAAGCTGAAGCCAATGTGTGCGGAAAGCCTGGAGGTGAAAGTGATTAAACACATCGACCAAACGGGCGAAAGCGACATCAGCTTTTTAACCCGCGTGGCCCAACAATATGACGCTATCGCCACAGTAAAAAACGGTTATTTGCTGTTATTGCCTGCCGGCAAAGGGCAAACCGTCGGCGGAAAGCCTATTACGGCAAAGGAAATTGAGAAAAAGAGCGGTGATAATTACACCTTTTCCGTTGCAGAAGGCAACAACTATAAAGCCGTGCGCGCTTACTGGCACAATACCAACACCGGCAAGCGCGGTGAAATCATCGTGGATGAAAACTCCAAAATCGAAAAGAAAAACAAAACCACCAAGAAAGGCAAAAAAAGCAAGCAAACCACAAGCACAGTTACCCAAACTGAACCTATTACATCCGACAACGACCAAATTAAAACTCTGCGCCACACCTATGAAAGCGAAGCTCGTGCAATTTTAGGAGCTAAAGCCGCATTTGATAAATTAAAACGCGGCGTTGCTACTTTTACGATCACCCTTGCCCACGGCGAACCGGAACTGATTCCCGAAACACCAATAAACCTTAAAGGCTTTAAAAAACAAATAGACGGTTCAGAATGGCTTATTACCACCGTCACACACAACATCACCGACGGCGGGTTTACAACAGCATTAGAAATGGAATTGAAGGTTGAAGATTGAGGGGAGTAAGGGATAAGCGAAAAAAATAAAAATAGCGGTCATTGACCGCTATTTCTTACCAAACCGGCATCTTAAATAATAATCCTGAATCATCTTTATCATGTAATATTTTTATAATCTCATCTGGATGTATAAAATTATCATTGCCATTAGGGATATCTGCATCAATCAATGTAATAATTTGTTGTAATCCATACTCCGAATATTCACGCATTATAGCTAAGAGTTTTTCTTTGAGTCTATCATCTAAAGATTCAAATACTCCATCATGATATAAGAATAAATGATACCCTTGTTCAGTATAAGCTCTTGCTAATGCCATATCAAACGCAATACAAAGCAACTTTTTATAAGAATGTCCATTATGTGCTTCTTTTTCTGTGAATTTATACTCAAATTCTATATTACCATTTGAGTTAACATTTACACTAAGAAAAGCATCATTATTTAATGTTTTCTGAATAATGGATCCAAAGTATGCTCGGACTTTAGTAAAAAAGCTATTTGAATTCGCTTTAACATTTTGTGTCACATTATCTCTTATTAAATTCTCTACGTTTTCTAGCTCACTAGACAACAAAGATTTTTGTTTTTTTATGTCTTCTCTTTGATAAATAATATCCCTTATTTTTTCTAAATAAATTAATCTCGCAGTCCACTCATTCAATTCATTGGATATGGATTTATATTTATCAAAAATATCTTTTTCATTGAGAAAGGCCAATTTGTTGGACTTATCCTTATTTAGCCTTGCAAGCTCTTCCGATATATTTTGAATTTTTGGTTCAATTTCTTTCAGCTCTTTTGATAAATATTCAATTCTCTCTTTATTTATTGCCTCGTTGAATTGAATTAAATCATCGAAAGAATGCTTGATCTGCTCTGGAAAAACTAAACCCGCTTCATTAAAAAGAGATTGGGCTTCAGCGGTGCTAAATGAAATTTTCTTTGTTTTTAGAGAGTTTTTAATTCTTTTTCTATCATTTTCTAAGTAAAAAAGCTCATCATTAAGAGTAACAATCTCATCATTGATTAAATCTACGAGGTTTGAGATCTCCTCCTTATCTTGGTTGCCAAAATCCAGTTCATCTAATTGTGTTTTAAAATCTTGGATTTTTAACTTTATTAACTCAATTTCACCTTCAATATCTGATACTGATTGGGCATCTGTCTTATTTTGAGAACTAATAAAATTTTCTTGTTCAGATAATTTATTTAAATCATCAACTAATAATCCTCTTTGCTTAAGCAATGTATCGTCAAAGCCAAGCAGTTTTGCTAAAAAAGGTTTCCAATGAATATCTTTTCCTCTGTGTTTTGATAATCTAAAAGGATCTTGAAAATCATTTTGAGTACGCAATAAATAGCCGATAAGTTGACGGTAGGAATAACCTTTTATAAATTGAAAGTTAAAGAGACTGTCTAATAGTGCTTTAGATTGTTCAAAAGGAAGAGTTTGATCCCATTCAGAATCAAGTAACCCGCGATAATCTTGATCTGAGGAAGTGTGATATTTAAATCGCATTGTAGTTGGTTCACTAACAGAACGTGAAACCGTAACAAACTGATCTGTTGCGTATTCTATTTCTAGAAAAAAAACAAACTCATTAAATTGGTCTAGGTTTTGAAAAAACATGGAATCTTTTTTCTTTCCTAAACAATAATCTATAACTTGTGCAAGAATTGACTTTCCTAAGTTATGTGTATTTTTATCATTGCTTGAAATGACCTTTCCAAAAATAACATTGAATCCATCATTAAAGGTGATGGGTTCAAAAATGTGAGAATGATTCATATAGATTTTAGAAAGGCGCATGATTATTTTCCTATATACTCAAAACTATCTGTTTTTTGATGATACTTAACGACACCGAGCAAAAATAATAGATTGATAGCCGGTAAAAACAGTACGCTAGCACATTCATTATACTTATCTAACACATCTTTTAGCTTGTCAAATTGCACTAACTTTTTTTTGATAAGCACTCTTAGCAAGACACAACTACTACTGATTATCGCCTTATCAGGATCGGTGTATTTGTTCGGTTGAATCGTTATCATCATTTTAGTCCAATGTCGCAGTGGTAGTACATATAGAAAAGAATAATTGAAAGTGTGTCTTCTCGTTCGCCACTAAGTTGTGAATTTTTCTCTATTATATCCTGAGTGATTTCATAAAACATCTGGCTGGAAAGCTTTCCTTGGTTTTTGGCGAAGATTCGGATATTCAATGTGTTGATGACACCTTGTAGTTTTCTTAACGATTCTGCATTTCTGGGATCGGAAAAGAACGTTTGAATGCTATCAAAATATTTCATGTAAGCAGAAACCAGAATTTCCGATAGCTGGTGAGGAAAATCATTCTTATCATTTTTTTGAACTAAAGAAATAGTTCTTTGTGTCACATCCAATGGTTCATCATTGCCACATTGTTGAATAATGCTATTGTAAAAGACCTCTACAACGTCAACAATTAAACTTGCTTTAGGTGGCTCAATATTACTAATCCTACGTACTACACTATCAATAAAATTTCTTTTGGTTTCTAATAATTTCTCAACACTCCAGCTATCTTCATCTTTATCAATCATTGAATGACAATTCGCACAAAGTAAAATGAGATTTTCCTCTGTTGTTAATTTATCTTTAGGATAATCTTTATCATAGCGGGCAGAACCAGGGTTTTCCCCTCTAATATGGGCGTGTTCACCGATAATATAACCATTTTCATGCCATAAGTGACAATGACAAATGGTACATTGGGCAGCAACACCCCATAAACGTTTCACATCTTTTGACGGAACTTGTTTTTTATATACCATTATTTTTTACCTACAAATATTTTTGCCCAGTAAACCATCTTAATCACCATTTAGCTTTTTTCATTGCCGCTTTCTTATAAAAAGAGCGGTTATTCCTATATCTACTTGGCCGTAATTTTGTTTCTTCATTTTTTGCAAGATTAGTGAGTTTTATCGCAAAAGTTGGCAAGAAAACCCAGCCGAAGAAATTGGACATCACTTTAATATAAGCGTAATCCGAGATAGGTATTTTTCCTATCATTTCCTGCAATTCCTCAAGGCTTAAATTAGTGACGGTAATCGTTCCACTGGAAAAGAAAACGGCAATAAGATATAACAGTGATTTATCTTTTGGTTTGACTTTCTTGTCGTAGCCTTTCCATAATATTATGCCTAATGACAACCAAACCATATAAACAGATGGCGTAAGTCCCCATATGCCAACAGCTATTTTTATACTTAATAAATGCACGCATAGTAATAACATCACAATATAAAATTGACACCAATCAGACATGTTTTCCAAGTCTAAATGAGGGCGTTTCATTTCTTTTTCCCTTTACCACAAATACTTTCACATGGTACGCCGTCGCGGTCTAGTTTTGTCATGCCGCATTGTTCGAGGTGAAAGCGGGCATCTGCGCAACTATCCATGTCTTTGCAGGTGCGCTTGCCGTCGTTACAATCCGATTCGGCTTGCGCAGGGAATATCGCTGCAACCAAAAGTGCGGTTAAAATTAGGATGATTTTTTTCATACACTTTCCTATTCAAACACTGCAGGTTGTTTTTCCAATTTTTGAATAGTAAAGAAACTCAAACCGCCTAAGGATTTATGCACGGTCATTTCTAAAGTGTAGCCGTCCACTATTTCACGCTCTTTGATTGAGTCTTGCGTTTTTTTCAGTTTTTTGCCTATTTTTTCAATCATATTACTGGCAATTTTGAATGTTTTGTCAGGGTTTGGTGTGGCATTTGCCGCAACGGCAAGTACTGCCATCGTTTGTAACACATATTCAGGTTCACTTAAAAAACCGAATTGCGCGGTAACGTTCACGATATCACCGGCTTTGTTTTGTTCAATGGATAGTGTTGAAATTTGGTTAAATGACCATTTTCTTTCGCGATGGCCATTGTTCAATTCTCTTGTATTATCATCTATGGACAAGCCAAGAGAGTTTCCGACATCAATCATTTTGGCACCAAGTTCCGAATCCGTTACCCCATCTAAACGCTGTTGTACAATATCAAACGGTGGTTCAATTTTGCCAGTCAATAAACCATTAATAATTTGCTTGCGGAACTTCTCTGAATTAAATTTTTGAGCGCGTTCTGAGCGTGAAAAACCAAGAACCGCATATTCTTTTTCGGGGTTAAATTCAACATAATCATCGAAGGTTTTCATGGCACTGTATGTTTGCAATACTTGTAAGGCACGCTCACGCGTGATGTTTCCTTTAATTGCCATTTTTTTGCCGTAAGATTTGCCATCTTGTTTTACAGGCTCAAGCACGATGTCCACTTTATCTAGATTGGTATGGGCGAAAATCTCAAACACGTTATAGATAAATTTATTTTCTAAATCATCACGTATGTCTTGGGGATCCTTAGTTTCAATAATAGATTCTTTTAATGTGAGTTTTAGAGGGTTTTTCGAGTGAATAATAATGTCTTTATCTTCAAGACTATAAAGAGATTCATCCTCAAATAAATCCACCACATTATTAAAAATTACACGTCCGCTATCGGTTTTAGTGAAGGGCTTTTCTAAATTTGCTTCAGGTAGCAATGCTTTTATTTTCTTTTCTTCGGGTTGTTGAGCGGCTTGCGGAGTCTTATCGACCACTTGCGGAGTATTATCAGATACTTGGGGAGAACTACTGCTTGACTCACGCGAATCATCACACCCTGCCACAAACAATGCACACATTGTTAAGGTAAGTAGTTTTTTCATTTCAGGTTCCTTCGGTTTTAGGTTTTATAAATCTTTAGGTTTTAATTCCACCGCTTTAATAAACTTCCCGATAATCTCGGCGGTGTCGAATAATTCTTCTGTTATTTCAAACGGGAGATAAAGCGGATTGTCGCTTAATGCCATGATCACCCCGGTCGGTAGGCGTTGCAGGCGTTTGATGTAGGTTTCACCGTTTAAGTTAAACGAATAAACGCCCTCGCCGACATATTCTTTCACGTTGGTGTCAATGAAGACGATGTCGTTTTGTGTAATAGTTGGAGCCATGCTGTCGGTCGGCACCTTAAACATATAAACGCCATCGGTAGTCGTTCTGCCTAAAATCCGTTTTACGCCTTCATGAGTGAAAAAAATGGATGAAATCACATCGGGATATTCCACATTGATAATTCCCGAACTGTGCGCCGCCAATTCGGCATCCAATAAGTCCACTCGGAGGGTGTGATCTTCATCTTTTTGCATGCTCATTGAAATCATTTGGTTTGTCGGTTCCATAGGGCCTTTACCAGTTTTTAACCAATGAGGATTAACTCCAAGTGCGGTCGCAATTTCAAGAATTTTTTTAGGATTACTAATTTCTCCTTTCAAAATTTGACCTATGGCTTGTTGAGAAACACCAACCTGATCAGCTAAAGATTGTTGAGATAGCGCATTGAAATCCATCATGTATTTTACTCTTGCTGCTAATGTTTCTAATTTCATAGTGTTAATTACTCCGTTACATGGATAGTAAATTTAATTTTACAATTAAACTTGTTATTTTCAAGGTAAAAAAACTTGTTGCATTAATACAAGTAAAATAGTATATTTGCTTAAAAGGTAAGTTTACTTGTAGAGAGGGGATGAATAAAGCAATTGAAAAAGCTGTTTCAAGTATTGGTTCACAGCAAATACTGGCAAAAGAATGTGGTGTAAGCCAACAGACCGTTAGTTTATGGCTTAATGGTGCAAAAATGGATGTGAAATATATCCCCGCCATTATCAAAGCCACTAACGGCGCAGTGAAACCCGAAGACCTGCGCCCGGATGTGGATTGGGCAGTGATTCGAGCGAGTTAAGCAATAAAAGGTGGAAGTAAATGTCATGAGCGAACACGATTTAGAAATAGCGAAACGCTTTTTAGAGTTAGCAGAAAATTATGGGTTTGCCTATGCGTGGGAAAAATGGCGGAAAGAAAAAGGACAGCCGATTAATCCGCCGGGCAATAATGAATATGAAGCATCAATCAATCATTATTTCAAATACTGCGATGAAACCAAGGCTGCGGTATATCGGTGTGCAGAGAACCGAGTTTATTTCGGGAAGTCCGCGTAAAAATTCGCAGAGAATATTAAATTCATAATGAGATTCGCAGGTGATTTCACGGTAAAGAAATCCTGAATATAAGATGCCGACTTTTACCCATTCTGTTTGAGCCGTAGCGAAATCGGTGGGATGTTTTTCAATATATTTTAGGATTTTAGTATCAATTTGCGGGAAGCGGGTTTGAGTGTGCATTTTGAGTTCTTTTGAGTTTGGTTGTAAAGGTTTAAGTATAACAATTTTCAAGTTGGGAAGTAAAAATAGGAAAGGCGGTGTATGAGTTTAAATTTTCTATGCGAAAGATGTGGCAGCCCCAATATTAGCGCGATTGATTGTAGTCTTGAATATTGTTACTGCCAAAATTGCAACTCAATTATAAGAATGGTTGAAAAGCCTTTCGCCAATCAGCAGGAATTTGAGAAGTCAAAACCAGTTGAATTTCAGAATCCGCAAACTGCGGAAGTTGGCGGTAAGCCTTCAACAACTCCAATGCCGCTGATGGTTGGTTTTGTTCCAGCAGATAAGCTAGGGCTTGCTTTAACTTCTGTTCAAAAAAACGCTGGGCTTCGTTCACTCTTGGAAATAGCTGATGAAATTGATCAGTTGCTACTTTTAACCGATGAGCAGGATTCGGACTCACTTGCATTGCGGAAACTAAAGCGAGCATTGATAAGAAAGCACTTGGTTCAAGTTCGGGAGGAAATCGCCACGCTGCAAAAAGCTGTGCAAGCGGAGATGGGGGAAGATTACTGGCGTTGGAGCTGGAAGTAATTTCTTTAGTCATAATCCGGATTGTTTATTTTTAAGTTTGGTTGTAAAGGTTTAAGTATAACAATTTTCAGGTTGGGAAGTAAAAATAGGAAAGGTAGTAGATGGCAAATATTAACGTGCATTGCGGGAATTGTAACAGTAAAGATTTAAGGGTGCGTACTTCGGAAAGAGTGGGTATGCGTACCGGGTCGGCATTGTTTGTGTGTAATAGTTGTGGGGCGCGCTCACATATGTTGTGGGAAGTCACCAAGTTGGAAACACCGATTTATGAAGAGCGTAAAGAATTCTTAAGCGTGAATAAACCGCTGATTCAGATTGACCCGAATCAGGCGGATTTACCTATCGATGACTAACTTCCGTTAGTCGGTTTCAAGCATAAAAAACAGGTTGCGGCTTAATTTTAAAAATTAAGCTGCAGGATTTTTGCATTCAAAATTTAGGAGATTGAGCAATGTTTAATCAACAAAGTTACAACCAAAAGTTGAGCCGAATGAGCAAGCGGCGGGAGAATTTTTATCAATTAAACAAGAAGTTGCGCGAGTTGTACCGAGCGCACAACAAGCTGGAAAAACAACTGCAGTATCAAGCCTTGGTGATTGAGGATTTAAACGAGCGGTTGAATGAATTGGAAGAAGCAGCAAGTGCGGCAAAAGTCGGCATTTTGGCAAAGACAGTGGCAAAAGTGCGGTCGGTTTTTAAGTAAAAATGAAGCGTAAACAGGGGGCGTAATGCAGGATTGGCAAGTTGAACATAAGAAACTTACAGAGCAGAACTTACAGGCGATAAAGTGCGGTCAGTTTGCTAGCGGTTATGCGCTGTTTCGGCATCAAAAAGCACAGCGTTTTGACGTGCCGTTAAATCCTGCCGTGCGTCAGTTTAATAAGTTTGTTGCTAAGCATCCCGGGGAGTGTATCGCAATGACGAATTTACTTGGTATTAAATTCAAAACCGACTTGCGTGCATATGAAAAGGACGAGCGGATGAAAATAGCCAAGTTTATTCTAGTGGCAAAAGTCATTGTGGAGTTTTTTTATATTCCGATGTTGTTCAAACATTTCACCCATTTGGAGTAACGCATGACGAAGTATTTATTCGCAGCTACTGCAGTGTCTTTTTGGTTGATAGCCGGTTATTACTGCGATGCCTATCGGAGCGCACCTAGCATGAAGTGGATAACGGCGACCAAAGTCGGGATTGTATTGTATCTGTGTGTTTGTTGTGTGTTTTTGGCAGTTGATGTGCAGAGTTGGCTATTTTGGTTATTAGGGGATTAAAAATGATTGTGTTGGGGAAGTCGCCTGTGAAGCACTTAATTGAGGGTGCAGAATTTTGGTTGGAACGGGTGAAAACCTGTGAAGAGATGTTGGACGGGGAATTATCGCTCGCCACATCGCGCGAGGAGATAACGGGAGATTTGGCACGTTATGCCAAACGTTTACATGAAGTGGCGGGTAAATTAGATCAGGCGGTGAACAATGAATAAGGTTATGGAATTTTTAGGTTGGGCATTGGTTGTGCCGGCATTCTTTTTTTTGATGTGGTTGTTTTTACTATTTTAAGGGGGCGATATGTTGATTTATTTGCAAAATAGCAAGGAATTTAAATTGGAAAGAAAAAACGGCAAGCTTTATCTGAGTAAAGCTGAACCGGATATTGAACAGTATGTTTTTATTGGTGTTTATGCCGATTTTACAAAGGTATTGGAAGAATTAGCACTTTATGCAGATGAACAGGAGGCTATTTCAATGCGTGAAACGCTAAACTTAATTAGCAGTGCACTGGGCGATATGCAAAACGCAATTAACGTGGAAAAGTTTGACTAGCACAAAAAAGCGAGAATGCATCGATGACATCTGCAGTGCCAATTCAAACCGCCTTACGCCCTGCCTTGACTGAGCAGGCGTTAGGCTATTTTGCGTTGAGCGATCATCAAACACAGGTTGCCGATACGCATTACCGCACATTAGGCAACAATCCAACGCCGAAACAGATTGAGCTGTTCGAGTTGGATAAACACAATTATGAATTTAGTCAGCCGTTTTTTGAGAAACTGCCGAAAGCTGGGGCCGAATATTTCCGCACGCTTTATATTCGTCAGTTTAAACGGAATTTGCGTGGTGATGGTATCGCGCACATGATTGGCAATGTTGCCCGCCGTGAAGCGAATTTATATTTGCGCAACGTTTTAATGCCACGTGTGAATAATGTGTTGGCGCAATATACCCATTTAGTCGCCATTACCGATCCGGCTCGGGTGTTTTATTACTTGGAAAGTTTGGAGCGTCCGAATGGCGAAAATGGGTTTGTAAAAAGCAATCGTAAACCACTTTATCTCTACACCAAAAAAGAAATAGATCAGCTGTTCGCCGTGCCGCTTGCGGGCTATTGCGCCCAAAAAATAGCGGAATTTGGCGAGCTACACCAAGGCAAGGTGGAAGACACCGATGCGGATATGTTGGTATTTTTTAAGATGATTTATCGCAAAATCGGCATGTTATGTGCGGATTTGTGGCTACCGCTCCCAAGTTGGGAGAAATTTAAGGCGGGAAAAATCACCTTAAAAAATATCGAGACGGATTTAAGCAAAGCATGTGATCAGACGTATTGGTCGCGTATTTTAGAGCGTGCCAAAACACAAATGGGAGAGCATGTTGCGATTGCAACAGGGCAAGTTAACAAACACTCTAGTCCTTATGTATCGGCGGTAGCGTTTGAGAAACATAAAGAGCGACGCAGGAAGAATTGGGATTTTATCGCCAATCAAATTTTAATCAATATCGACGACCCCGAAGAGCAGATCGAATTACAGCAGACGTTTTTAAAATCGCACGCAAACGAGGAAAATCGCCGCGGGGAAATGATGAATGAAGTGCGCGGTATGGAAGAATACGCCGACGTAAACGGGCATATTTCGCTTTTCCTAACCTTGACTGCGCCGTCGTCATTTCACGCCTACCACAGCAAAGGCGGGTTTAACCCTAAATGGTTGGGGGCAAGCCCACGGAGGACGCAAAAATATTTATGTAAGACATGGGCGAAAATGCGCGCCAGTTGGGCGCGTGCGGATATGTCTTATTATGGTGTGCGCGTGGCAGAGCCACATCATGACGGCACGCCACATTGGCACATTCTTGTCTTTTTGCCACCGGAACACGAGAAAAAATTCAGCGAAATTTTCCGCCGTTATGCCTTAGAAGTGGACGGTGATGAGAAAGGTGCGGCGGAACACCGTTGCAAGATTGAGAAAATCGACCGTTCGAAAGGTTCGGCAGCGGCCTATATCGCTAAATATATTTCAAAAAACATTAACGGGCGCAAACTGAAAGGTGAGATTGATCATGAAACAGGGCGACCACTGACAGAAAGTGCAAGCAAAGTACGCGCGTGGGCGAGCTTGTGGGGTATTCGTCAGTTTCAATTTATTGGTGTGCCGCCAATTTCGGTTTGGCGTGAATTGCGCCGCTTGGGCGATCGGGTGATTGAGGGCGACGACGAGTTAGAGACGTTGCGCGCGGTGTGTGATGTAGGCGACTTTGCTTGCTATATCCGCGAGCAAGGCGGCACGGAGTTAAAACGTTCGGAGCTGTTGGCGCGCGTGAAATATATTGAGGATGGCGAAAACGCCTATCATGAGGTGCGTAAAAAAATTAGCGGGGTGTATAACCAAAGCAACCCATTAAGCGAGGTGCGCACAAGACTGAAAAAATGGATGATTGCGAAAAAGCCGTCAGATTGGAATGAAACCCAATCAGGCGAACGGAGTGAGACTGAGAAAAATAGCGGGCTTTGCCCGCCTTGGACTTGTGTCAATAACTGTACGGGTAAAAATGGCGAAGATTTGAGCGATTTTGAGCGGATGGCAGAGATTGACCATAGCTTACCGCCAATAAACGGTGAGTTTTTCACCGCATTACAGAATAAGCGGCTTTGGTTACACAAAAATGGTCTGAAATTAACTACCGAAGAACAAAGAACGTTGCTTATCGGTGGGAAAGTGCGGTTGAAAAACGGCAAGTTTTTGAGTTTCGAGCGCGGGCATTTGAGCGTTAAGGATGAGTAATGGCTGAAAATGGCAATTATTGGGAAGAATTAGGCGATATAAAGCTGAAAATCTTTGTCGGTTTGGTGAATTGTCAGAATTGGGCGATTGAGTTCAACTTAGAAAGTTCAGGTTTTGAATTTTTTATAAAAAAAGAACTAACTGAGCGGATCCAATGGGTTGAAAGTGAGGTAAGAAAGCGGGTTGAGATTAAACAAAGATTGATTGAAAACGGCATCGATTTTTATCAATTCGCCGTTACTGTAAAGATAGGGGAGCAAGCCGAGACAGTGGAATATGACATATTAAAAACAACATATAGTCGCTTATATCCGAATCAACGAATAGAGTTGGCGCAGATATACGGAATGAGTTTGGTTGAGTGGGATTTTGAGTTGGAAGCGTAAAAGTGGAAGTGTGGCTAGTAGAAAGGATGAGGAATTTATAATGCAAGTAATAACTGATGAAAAAACAATAACCAGTGAAAAAGTAATAACCAATGAACAAGTTATGGAAAAGCTGGCCGCGATTGAAAAATTAATTATGGAACAACACGCGAAAGAATCTAAAGGTTTGTGGGATATTAATGATGTGGCCACTTATTGCGGATTTAGTTATCGCCATACTTACGGCAATATTATTTCTGATCCGAAATTCCCTGCACCGGTTAATTTGCAATCTCGCACAGGCGGAAAATGCAAAGCGTTATTTATTAAAGATGAAGTGATTGAATTTTTTGTTAAGAACAAGAAGAAAAAACATAGAATTTAAATGAAAGGCATTGGGAACAATGCCTTTTTAATCCAACATTTTTGCGATGTCAGCCATATCCGGTGCGTAATAGGTGTTCAATAAAATCTTTATGTCTCGATGGCCGCTAATTTTTGCTAAGGTCATCACTTCAACTTTTTTAGATAGGCGGGTTAGCGCATCTCGCCTGGTATCGTGAAAGTGTAAATTCGCATCATTTAAGCCCGATTTTATTTTCATTTTCCGAAACAGGGAACTTAGCACACCGGTATTCAATCCAAACACTCTGTTATCATGTTCCGATTTTGGTAAATGCTGAATAATTCTGATGGCTTGTTGTGTTAGTGGCACGGTTCTTGAGTGACCATTTTTTGTGATAGGTAAAAATGCGGTGCGTGCAGTTAAATTGACATTTTCCCATGTGAGGGCACAAATTTCACCTGCACGCATTGCTGTTTCTAAAGCAAATAAAAATGCCGCACCGGCGGCCGCGGATTTTGTTTGCGGTTTTGTATCAAAGGAAAATCCGGAAGCTTTCACTAGGGCTTCAATTTCTTGTGGTGAATAACATCGAGTTCGTGCCGGTGGCTCTTTCGGTTTTTCTAATCCGAATAATGGATTTTTTTCAATGTATCCCCATTTTACGGCTTGCGTCAGAACAGATGAAAGGGCGATACGTTCACGAATCACACTACCGTTTGATACTTCAGAAAGTCGCTTATCTTGCCATTCGCGAAAATATCGTTGTTCCAATTCTTCCATTCTGATTTCGCCTAAACCTGTATCGGCAATTCTAAGCAGGCGCAGTTTTTCTTCTCTTGCTCCCCGTTTTTTGATAGTGTGTTCTTTGATGTATCGGTCTATAACTTGTGCAAAAGTCATGTTGGCTAGCGGGTTATATTGTGCTAGCTCTATTTCTTTTTCTAGCGCGGCGGCCCATTTCTGCGCTTCCGATTTTGTCTCAAATTCGGCTGATTTACTTATCCCTTTTTTGCGTATTTGTGCGCGCCATTTGTTATTTCTTTTGGTAAAAGTCGCCAT